TTTTAGCGATGGATATAATTACGTGTCCAACTTGTGCCTTTTTGATTGATCCTCCCATCTGGTCAGTTGTAACAACCTCAGAAGATATGGAAGAACGATTTCCCTGGGTTGCAGTCCACCCAACTAAATTCATTTCATGACACATAGCCTCAAACGCTCTCATAACAGAACCTTCACTTTTCCACTCATCACCCAGATTTTTGTCTGGTACAATACAATCAATGTAGTCTAACACAACCATGTCAATTTTAGTACCATCAGCAACCATTTTTCTAAGTTGATTCTTGATTTGTAACATTGTTAATGTGTCGGACGGTAATTTTTTTAAAATTAACTTATTGGTCATAGTTTCTTCTACCTCTCGTACTTTTTCCATCACTTCTTCCTTTTTTTCAGACAACTCATCTGGATGAATTTTAGTCCAAAGTGTGAAATGTTTTCTTTGAATTACTTTAGGGTTATCCTCAAAAAATATTTGAACAACATTAAATCCTAATCCAAAGGCATGATTACTAATTTTGGTAAGTATGGTTGATTTTCCAACACCGGTTGGTGCTAAAATAACCCCGATTTCACCTTTTGCCAATCCACCTTTTAGTAGACGATCGATTCCCGGTATTCCCATGGGTATAGGGTTTCTGTAATCTTCTTCGAGTACTTGGTCAAGATTAGAAAATACATCTAACACAGATGTATCTTTATTCCCAACCAATAATGCTTCTCGAACCATTTCTTCAAGAGTATCATAGTTTTCAAACTCACCCCCATCAATAATTTTTTGGGCTTGAGTCATAACCTTTTTTAACTCTTCTTGTTTACAGAATTTTAGTGCTTTGTCTTGAACAAAACTAACACCATCGATGGTCACATCTTTAATTTTTTTTATCGTATCCAAAACTACTTTGGATGCCATTTCTTGTTGAAGTTCGGATTTAGTAATTTGTTCTAAAGTTTCAAAAGAAGGTGTGTGGTCATATTTTGAGTAATATTCACGTATCATTTGGATGATAAGTTTAAAATATTTATTCTCAAAATATTTGGTCTCAATAACGTCAATAATCGTATTAGAAAAGTCTTTATCTAAAATAATTTGATTAAGAAGTTGTAGTTGAAATTGTTGTCCTAAGTATTCAAAATTTTTCTCTGTCGCCATGGTTTTTTTAATCTTTGTAAAGATAAATACTACTAGTTTTTAATAAATTGAGGATAATCAAAATTAAAATTTTTAGAGGAAAAAATGTCAGTCAATTCCGATAAAATAGTTTTTAACTTTGGTCTTAAATCAACCGTATAACGAACTTTTGGTGGGTAGGGTTTTGCATCAAAAATTCTGTGACATAATGTCGTATCACCATTTTTTATAATAAGATTGAATTCTTCTTCACCATCAGTGATCGAGGTATTTAAGACTTCTGGATTTTCACTAATTTCATATTGATTCTCTAACATATAAATAACTGATCTCATTTTAAGATCGTATGATAGGGAATAACAAAACTTTCTAATGTAATCATAGAACTCTTGAGATTTATGAGCATTTTTGTTAAAGTTTCTAACATTAAAATATCTTTGAACTACGATATTTTCATTACATTTGAGTAAAAATTCAATTTTTGTTAATTCTTGGTTTTCTTTCATTTTGATTATGTTTTATTTTTTATTTCTGTATCTTGTTTTTTCTTTTCTTGTTAACTTTAAAAATGGTTTTAAAAACACCACCCAGGCTTCGTCTCCCTTTGGTAGGAATTTGAATAACCCATCTTCCATCATCATTCGAATCAGATTCCTATGTCCTCTACCATCTGGATCTAAAGTTTCCGAATAATAATCCTCAACAATTTGTTTACCTTCTTCAGTAATAAGGGGATTTTCTAAATCAATTATCATTGTATTGATATCAAAAAATTTTTGTCCAAATATTCCTTCCTTAGTTTTACCTGAAAGTAAATTTTGTATCGTTTTGTTATCTTTTTGTTCTTTGAGTAAGTTTTTTCCTTTTTGTAAAATATCGGAAATTTTTACCGGATATTCAAGGAACTCAGGAAATAATTTTAATAGAGTTTTTTCTCCTAACATAAAAATCCCATCAATGTTATCTGAATTGTCACCAGTTAATATTTTATAAGTTCTAATATTGTAATGGGGAAGTTCAACTTCATGTAATTTAATATTATCCCCCTTCTTATAGATCTTTTTTACGGATGGGGAGTAAATAGATACATTATCACCAATTAATTGTGTGAGATCTCTATCACTAGAAAAAATTATTTTTTGTTCGTCCTCTGAAATATGACAGTAATAAGCAATTAAATCATCAGCCTCACATTGGTCAACTTCAAGTTGTCTGACAAACATTTCTTCAAGATATTGTTTGATTCTATTTTTTTGAAATTGAAACGATTCTTCTTGAATTTCTTGGTTGGGTTGTTTTCTGTTAAGTTTGTATTTGGGATACAAAATCCTCCTTTTAGAGGATGAGGTAGAACTATCCCAGAACACAACAACTTTACTTATTTTTTCTTCTTCAATGAACTTTCTTAAAGTATTCAAAAAGTGCCAAATTCCACCCACATGTTGTTTGTTGTTATAGAAATCTTTAACTCCGTGAAATCCAATTTTTAATAAGTTATTACCGTCTACTAATAATGTTTTACTCATTTATTTCACCATTAGATGGTTCGACAATTTTGTTTCCTTTTTTCATATTCTCAACTACCCAGTATGGTTGTTTGTTAGTATAATTTTTTACTCAAACTCATTTTCTTGAGATTCCTCTAGTGTGAATTCACTACCACCCATTTTTGATTCCCAGTAATCCGAAAATTCTTTTTTGTATTTTTCTAATGATTCTTTCGTATCACTAATATAACCATTATGAACTGCGACAATTTTACCGTCTTTAAAACCTAAACCATTTACGTGATTTTTTAGAATTGAGATTTTGGTTCTAATTGCAAATGAAATTTTTCTACCATTTTTGGTTGCATCTATATGTGATATACCGGCCTTTTTTTGATTTCCAAATAAAAACACTAAACTACTTGCTAACCAAATAGCCTCCCCACCCTTACTTTTAATTTCAGGTTGTCCGAATGGATTATCGGGTAAAAGTACCCATGGTTGGTTCACAACAACTAAGGTATTGTAGTAAGGATAATCTTCTTTTTTTGACTTTGATATTCTTGAGTGTATTCCCATACCAATTTTATCTGCCAAAACTTTAGCGTTATGCATACCACCCCCAGCACCATCAAAAGTTTGTTTACAGGGAATCGAACCAATTGAATCCCATAGAAATAATATATTATAAGGGATGTCACCTTTTTCTTGGGCATTAATTATTTCGTTAATAAACTCAGTTGCTTGTTCAATGTACTCGAACGAGTCATTAAAAATAAACATACCTTCCCACTCATCCTCTTCATTTTTTGTTGCCTCAAGACCTAATTCAACCGCATGTTCCCAATTCCATTTTTTTTCAGTAATAATAAAAACGGGTAAATGTCCTTTTCGTTGAGCATCAGCGGCTGCAAGGATCATTGCGGTAGTTTTAGAACTGTTTGAGTGACCTAAAAACATATTTATACCACCCATGACAGGTCCAGGAAGTCCCGATGCCTCCATAAATGCCTCACCACAATTATAAAAAGATTCAGGTTTATATTTTGTCTTACTGGAGAACTTTGACTTTATGTCGTCAAATTTAAATTCTCGTTTTCTAATTGCCATTGTTATTCGTAAATTTTAAAATCACTGATTGTTTCTAATTTATCTTTTGCATTTGTAAGTTGTTCTACTAAATTATCCATTTCTTCAGTATGTTGTGGGTGTTCTCCAATACCTACCGGGGATGTAAAGTAAATTTGAAGTCTTGCCTCCGCATCCGCAATTTCCGCTTCGTATTTTTTAACTAATGCTTCTTTAAGTTTTTTTGCAACAAATTCGTTCATTTTTTTTTATTTAAAAGTTAATATAAACCCCCACTTTTGGTGGGGGGTTTTGATTGTAATTAATCCTAGAATGGAAGTTCATCATCCTCTTGATCGAATTGTTGAGGATCTTCTACTTTTGTTTGGGTCGCATTACTACCACCCATTGAGACTTGTGACTCAGTAAGGTTACCATAAACGTATGATCCTTTCTCTGAATCCCACCGTGGAGTTTCTCCTTTAGCAATTGCTTCAAGGTACTCAACAGGTTTTTTAGAATAAACATCCTGCCAAGTTAACTCATCATTTACCCACGAATCTGATGTTTGTGAATCAGAACTAATTGGACTTGGGTCGTCATACATTACAGTCTGGATAACTGTATAAAATGCCCCTTTTGGTGTTTTAGCCTTGGTTAATTCCAAGATCAAATCACGTCCATTAGATGGGTCGGTGATATCTCCTTTTGCCTTCCAAATAGGGATAATCTTATCAAGAATACCTTCTTGTTTGTAGTTGTGTTTAAATCTCCAAAATTTAACACCATCTTCCGGATTATCTCGATCAATAACTTTTACAATATAAAATTTTCTTGGTTTATATTGTTTAGCAAGTTCTTTGTCGGATTCTTTTCCAGTAGACATTAATGCCTCATATACTTCTGTTAATGGGGATCTTTCATTGTCATTTTTTTCCGGGTCATAAAATTTTTGCCATTTACCGTCCACTTGAATTTCGTGGAACCACACTTCTTTAAAAGGTGAAGTACCATCAGAGGTTGGTAAGATTCTGATTTTTCTTTGTCCTTGTTTCTCCGATTCTTTAAGAACCGCAGCAAAGTACTTTTTCAATCTTTCTTCTTGAGACATTCCCGAGGTGGATGATGCACCCTTTTTTGAATTTTCGTACTGGGAGAGTACTGCGTCTAAAACATTTGTCGCCATAAATTAAATAATTAAAAGTTTATGTGATAATAATAAGAAAAAAAAATAGTTGTGTCAACAGGGTGATAAAAAAAAAAGACCACTTTTTTGTGATCTTTCTTTATTTACTAATAAAATTTTCTAAAATTTTCTTCGTCTTGGAACTCATCGAAGGTGTCTCGAATTTCTTTTGGTGAAAATTCTTCAACTTCGTCAGTAGTCAAAACATACTGGTCTTTTCCTGTTTTTTGAAAATCTTCTTCTTTGTCTTGAAAGAAATCTGTAAGTTTTTGATTGAACGGTCCGGAATCAATACTTCTGAGTTCCAACTTTTCTTCAGGTGTTTTGGGTCTCATTTTTTCAATCTTAGATTCCAAACTATTAAGTTTATCAACTAATTGATCCATATCCGCTAGTTTTGTTTCTAGATTCTGAAGTTGATTAAATAAATTGTTAAAGTATTCTTCTTGTTTTTCTGCAGATTGTTTTTGTGTATCTACTAAGTCAGTAATTTCAAGATTGATTTCCTCATCTTTACCAAGTTCTTCAACCTCATCGTCAGTTTCAATATCCACTTTCTCCGATTCTGTTTCACCTGTTACTGGTGCTGCGGGTGGTGCAACTGGGGGTGCTCCTACATCCCCTGCTGGTTCAGGTACTAAAGCACCTAAATCAGTTGGTGGTCCTGCAGTTTCCTCTTCACCTGGTAAAGGAACAGGTGCTCCTTGTTCTGTAATATATTTATTAATTCTTTTATATCTTGTAATTTCTTCTAAAATTTTTTTTCCTGCACTCATTACTTAACCATTTATTAATTGTTTTATGCCGGTTTTTGTTTCGACGTTGATTTTTCTATTTTGATTCACTGTATTATCAACCCTCTCAATTAAACCATCTTTCATTCTTATAGTGTAACAATCTCCTGTATCCAAATCACAGACTTGTTTGGATCCATTACCCAAATCTTTTTCAGTAATTTTGGAATCTTTTCCTAAATAACTGTCTAATATTAATTTTGTGTTCATAATTTTTTATTTATAAATACTTCAATATACAATAAAAACAATTAAGTAATGTTTAATAACCCGTAAAAATAATTTAGAGCGGTACTAAATTTGTTTTCTATTGTTTTTTTATCTTGCTCACTCATTTGGTCATAAACGTCTGATGGTTGGTTTTTAGGAAAATTCAATATATAGGTTTTAGTGAAAACTTGTACTCTTGTTACTTTATCTTGTGTTGGATTGGCACTCACTAATGATGGTGCCAAATTTTTAGTCAAATCAACTAGAAATGATATAAAAGCCCCAGAATTATCAAAAGATGCTAAGGGTACATTGAGTGTTTGTCCTTGTGAAGTACAAAAATATTTTTTGTTAAAATTGGTTTCTCCGTTTTGTGAAAAGGATTCTTGAAGTTTGATCCCAGCGTAATTAAAATCAGGTGCTGTGAATTTATTTCCATCGAAACTATTAATATAAATTATAGAAAACAAAAATGCAATTAATTCCTTTTGTTGAGAAAGTTTATTTACATCATTATAAGACGGATATCTGTCTAAAACACTTTTAGTAATATTATCACCTAATATTGTTGGTGTAACTTGTCTGTTAGTTGGGGTGACGGGTACAAATTTATTTATGTAGACTGAGTTCAATTTATCTTTACACTCTTGATTTTTAGTCAATGTACCAATTCCATTGACTACACTATTAACAATTGCTTTTTGTTGATTGAAAATATTGTTGGGACTTTTTAGTGCTGCGACTTCATTTTTTTCAATTTGTTCTTTGACTGATTTTAGTATTTTGGTTGATAAACCTTGTAAAAAAGAATCAATTTTTGGAATACTGTAAAATGGTTGTCTAACTCCATCAAAAGTAGTTGTGAAACCATTATCACTTATTCTATGTTTGACACTGGTGATCATATATGGTCCTGAAAACATTGGTACATTTCTTAAATTAAAATACATAAGGGGTTGAATCAGTGCGTTTCCAAGCATATCCACAGAACATTTATATGACCTGTTTCTATACAAATTAAATAAAGACACACTTTGTGATGACTGACTTCTGTTTCTGTTTAGGTTTGCCATTTGGTTTAATATTTCCAAACTCTCTTGAGTGGGTTCTCCCACCTCTTGAGAAACATCAAATTGTGTGAAAATCTGTTGATTTTGTGGACCGATGTCAATATTAAAACCTACTACTTTGTTTGACTTATCCCAGTTATTTTTTCCTTCTAATTTATCAATCAAAGGGTTATCTGTTACTCTTCTCATGTCAAACGCATCATCTCTATATCTATAATCTATATTATCATTGATTGCTAAATGTTCACTTGATTTGTAACTAAAAACACAAAGTAACTTAGCGGTGGTATCTCTATAATCAACCGTCATGTGAGTTCCAAACAAGGAATTTGCAAATTCAAGAGTGCCTTCGGGTCTAGGATTTGCATTTCTGGAAACATCTCTAACGTTGTAAAAGTTAGCGTAAGCCGGTAGTGTAAAATAAGTAAAATTATTTTCGACCAAAATAGAATTTATAATATCTAACATGTGAAGACCATAATTTGCATCCTGGATAAGGTCTTTTACCTTGAAAATGTCTGCAAATATTTTTTGACCAACGTCTCTACTAGCCCGGTCTACTAAAATTACATCTTCAAATAAAGTTTTATTTTTATAATCCCTTCCAGAAATATATCTATCGTTAATCGCCTTGAATGAATCATACAATTCATATCTTGTAACTTCCCCAAATAAATCAGATTTGAATGTGCTTTGTGAGGTTGATAATTCTGTATTTGGTAGTGCTTTTCTAAGTGATGGTAATTCTGTATCTAAAATAACATCAATAAAAGTTTCATTCTGATTCAAGTAATCATTCATCAAACCATAAAATTCGGATCTTGTTATGGTTGGTTTTTTCAACTTTTGCGTCGCATACATTTTAATGATTGGTGCAAAAGTTTCTATGTTTTTTTCCGTAAATTCAACATCTAAATCAATAAAAAAATCAGTAATGTAAGAACCCGAACTTTTATACACAAGTTCAGGGATTTCAGAAAAACCAACATACGTTTCAAGTGACTTCCAAACATCTGGGTAAGCAGTTTTGGATTGTACCAAAGTTATAGGAGGAGTAGATCCAGGTAATGCATTTGGTGAACCTTCTTTGTATCCTTTATAGAAAATTGGGTCCTGAATGAATTTATTGGAAAAAGTGTAAAAGAGTCTTTTATCAAATTGTGATGGGTTACCGTACTTTAATACAACTTCATAATTCATAAAACCATTCATATAAATTTTAAAGTTTTCTATTTGTGCGTTTTGAATCTCAGACACTAAAGTATTCTGTTGTGTAACGTTTGGCTTTGAGATTTTCATCATAAGTCTCATAAGACCCTGAAAATTTTTGTAACTTGTTTCCTCAAAAGTTTCATTAATTTCCGTTTCATTGACTGTTGTTTCGTAATCATAGACAGACTTACTAAAATTTAGAAACTCTTGTTCTAAAAGATCTAATGTGTTTTTATCAAAAGCCGAAAACAGTTCACTAATTTCATCATAGTTACCCAATCCTCTTATAGAGAAATTTTCTTGTGTTTGTGATTCAACATTTATTTTTTTGTTGTATTGGTCTGGTTGATTCAACAATACTTTCGAGTTATCAAAATATCCATAGTTTGGTGATTTCCAAAAAGATCTAACCGATCCGTTATACATTGCCTTGTTATTCAACACCTCAACACTTAGTCCTCCAGCACTGTTAAAACACTCATCCAAAGTTTGATTTACTTGTGAACCAAAAGATGGAAGTGGGAAAATACCAGTTTTATCGGTTGTAGTTAAATATAATGACCATGGTGACAAATTGAGTGATCTATTGATATCTCCGGAGTCAAAACCATTTGGTTTATTTATTACTCCATTTGAATCTTTTATCACATTCAACTCATTTTTATCAATTGCGTCTTGTATTTCTAAAGATGTATATCCAACCGTAGGTTGATTCAATACTAAAAATTGAAAAGTAGGTCCATATTGATTCAAAACAATCGTGTTTCCTGGAGGAGTTTGAGCGGGATTTATATTATATCTACCAATTCCTCCTGTTGTTCCTGAGACTTGACTAACAATTTTAGTTCCGTTTTGTAAACTGGAACCTGATATTGTAACACCTGGCACTATATAATTAGCATTTATGGAAAAGATTTCTAACTGTGTGTCGTTTATAATTGCACAACTTCCTTGTAATTGTGGTGAAACATCAAATACTCTTAGACCTTGGTAGAAAAATCCAAAGTCATCTATAAGTTTTGGATAAAAACCAGTATTGATGAGGGTTTTTTTAAAGGTAGTAGGTCCTATTGGTGTGGTAATGTTTTCTTGTAAAACCACTTCATAGTTAGTTGAATTAGCACTAAAGATATATTTTTTAGTGGGGTCTAAAGTTTCAGGATCGTAATTTTCTAGGTAATCAAAGTCTTTCCAAATATCTCCAATAAAGTCAATACCCTCATTTACAAATGTTTTGTAACGATGCCAAATGGAACCATATTTTACTATCCAAGCATATGGTAATTTATGAATTGCCCCATATTTTTTAAGTGTTGATATTATGTAATTTAGTTCTTGTGTTGTGTTATTTTGAGTATCAACTAATTTATATTTTTCTCTTAATGTGTTTAGTGGTAATGAATTCAAAAATAAATAAGCGGCGGCCTTATATGGTGAACTATCTTGACTGTATCTAAAGTTATAAACTCCTTTTTGTATTGCGTTTACAAAATATGGTGTATTAAGTATTGAAGTGGTTTGATTTGCATTTACACTCCCATTATAATTTCCATAAAAAACATTTCCTTCAGTAATGAATTGATCTTTAATAGTTCTTGTCTTGTAAAAATTGGATAATTTATTCAGAACTAATGTCTGATCATAGATTTTATTTATATAGTTGTAATTCGAAATTGGTAATATTTTGTTTTCATTATTGGTGTCATCAAAATTTACAATTTGTTTGTTTTCTATATCATAATTAAGAACTTTTGAAGTAAAAAATACATTTTGAGCATTTGTTAATCCAGAACCATTTGCTAAATAAGTTTGATCCCATTTTAAATTAGTTGTTGGATAAATATCGACGATGGTAAACGGTTCTATTACATTGTCCACCGCAAAATATTGTTTAATTTGACTCGAGTCCTTTATGTCAACATTTGGTTGAGATTTGGGTTGATTCAAAAAAGAACTTGCAAACAACTCACTAGTTGTATTAATATCGTTTTTAATATATGGTGTATTGAAATAACCTCTTATGAAATTTTGCCATGCCTCTCCTTGTCCAGTATTAGATATGTGTCTTAAAAATCCAAGATAATTTGTTGAATTCAAATTATAGTTTTTAAGTTTAGATGTAAGTAATGGAGAATTTGATCCCAACCCTTGGATAATGTTCAATAGTTCACTTTCGGCAATATATGATGACAAATTGTATAGTTTTGCACCATCTCTTGACATCAAACTATAATAAGACGCCAACTCAAGTCGTTCATAAATTTCATACAAAAATTTTACTTCTTCGGTATTGAAGAAGACTTGGTTTCCAATTGGGAACTCAACGGCATTGAAACTCATCCTGTTTGGTCTAACTGACGAATTGTTTAAACTTGTGGGTGGTTTGGGTAGAGTTGCTCTTTGAGTAAACGCCCTAATAAATTCCTCAACAAAGTTAACCTCTGGCCAGATTTCAGGCACATAAGCCTTGAGACCTCCTGCTAGAACAGGATCTCCCGGGTATGCCAATTCAAATTTCTCTTCACCTTCATTACTCAAAGACTCAATTATAACTTGAGGCCAAGGGTAAATTGGAGTTTCTTCTTGCGATAAATCTTGTTTATCATCAATACTTTTTACTGAAGTATTAAGACCAAAAACTGCGGCTTTCCTATATTTGTTATCTCTAATGTTCCAAGCATTATAATGAACATCATCAAGTAATCTTAAAAACGCCTCACCTTGAGCGAAAAATACCGCTAAAATATTTCTCATGGTGGGTAAAAATCCAATACCCGTGTTTGTATCACTTAGTTGAGACTGAAGTGACACTGTAATTTCTTCTTCCTTTTTTTGTCTTGCGGCTACGTATTTTTGATTAAGTATTTTAATAGTATCATTAAAATATTCAAATTCACTGAGTCCCTCAAACTGAAATCTGTCCGTTTTATAAAATCGTTCTTTTAGTTTGACTTCAAAATCTGCTTGAGTTAAAACATCAGTAGGTAACTCTTTTTGATTCAACTGATAAAAAGTTTTTGCGATGTTTAAATCAGGAATATTAGATTTTGATTTAAAGGTGTCAATATTAATTTTAATCGGGATATAAAGAGGTTGTCCTTGACCAAGTGTTTTATTATTCTTTAATGACTCGTTGTATCTTGTTACAATTGTATTAAGTGCTTGGATTGCCTCTTGTTTTTTTTGGGGTGATTGCCATTCTTCTTTTAGTTGATAGATAGCATTTCCTTTTTTATCAATGTAAAACTGGGTTTGATTCAAATATTTTTTTGCCCAAGACTGATCTAAAAAGGTAAAAACTTGTTGTTCATATTCTAAAAGATCATTTTGATAATTGTCCAAGTCATTTAATACATCGACATTTGTTTTCTTGTATGTCTCAACAATATTATTTATAAACCTATCTAATCTAATTTTAAGTTCTGTTATTGTAATTTCCGGAAAGTTTTCATCAATCAATCCTTTCGTCTTGTATTCTCGATACAATTCTTTCATTTTTTCGTAACCCAAATAAGTGTTGGTTGTAGTTACTTCAGCATTTTGACCTTGTTGAGAATTTGAATTTTGTGTGGTCTGAGTAAACTGTCTTTGAAACATTAGGGGTGCGGCTTCCATGTATCCCCACAAAACACTTGATAATTCAGCATATTTATACGTGTGAAATGTTAGTTGTACTCTGAAATTATTACTACTTACATCGAATGAACTTGAAAATTTTTTCATCATAAGTGGTAATCGAACCGCCTTACCTAGATATCCTTTCATTGTTAAATGGAAAAGTGGGTATGGAAACTGAAAAAAAGCAGCGTATGGAGATTGATTACCACCTTCAAACAACGCTCTCCCTTTTACATCTTCCAATGTTATATCAATTACCGGTAAAAAATCAGTTCCATAGGATATATTAACCTGAACCATTCCAAGTAATCCATTATCTACAGCACCTGGTTGTCCATCAGATAATAAAGTTTGGTTTACAAAAAAATCACCTGCTTTATTAGGATTTCTTGTGATATCAATTTTCTTTTGGTTCACACCTTTACCTTGTAAAGTATTCTTACCAGTGATTTCATCTGTGTAAGTATTTTTTAGAAAAGTGTCAAAACCTGGATTAAGAAAATTAATTTTTCCAACTGAAATTGTTCTTATATTGTCGTCAGCCGGAGCACCGATTGCAAGTTTAGTTCTTGGTGTCACATTACACTCAAGATTAACATAATAAACTAAATTTTCTTGTTTAATTAATCTTTCTTGAACCTTACCTTGATCATCAATTACTTTGTTTGGGTCAATTACTGATATATTTTGGTAATCAAATTCAACTAATATATTTTCTGCATTATCTACCATAGTAAAAGAAGTAATTATCTATTGCCGACTTATAGTCTTGTAAAGAACTTAGTAAAGGATATGGAATTGTCAATATTGCACCATCAGGAATATTAAATTCAAGACCAGTAAATTGTGGATTTGCCTGCAAAATTAACCAACCAAAAAAAGGACTTCCATAAAATTGTTGAGACACCTTATCTAATCTAGATAAGTTTCTTTTGAAGATGTATCTCTTATCTGATGGTTTGCTGGGTAGTTCAACATACGGAACAACTGTTTGTTGTCCATTTTGTAAGAACTGATTATATCTGTTATAATATTGTAGTGGCATAATTTTAATTAAATTTTACTTTACCGTTAAATGTCTTTTGATCTGAATTAGTATTCATATTACTATATAGGTTTGTTAATTTTTCTTTATTCTGATCATACCCTAATTGGTTTTTATCTGTCGTATATGTTATTTTTGTCTCTACCGGTTTTATCACAAATGAAGTATATTTTGTGTAACCCTCACTTTTTTCTAGAGTTTCAAATGTTTTCATTTCATTTGTTTTTTCTTCTTCAAATATTTTTTTATAGGAATCACATATTTTTTGTATTTCCGCAAACATTCCATTTTGTTCTTTAACTTTTTCGGTATTCAAACTATTAACGAAATCCGTATATTTTGTTGGGTCCAAAAATATTTGCGACATTATCATGTAAAATCTATTTATAAAAATATCACTACTTACCGGTCCTGAGACTGGTGGTGAAAATCCATAGTCATTTTCGTTGAACCCGAATTCTTGACTCAAAACCTTATTATCACTCAAAAATTTATTGTATTCAACAAATGTTTGTGGGATTGCCGGAACGTAAGCGTCATTAATTTTTTGAAAATCCGCAGGGTCCCCAGCAAGAGTGTAAACAACTATCTCACCATTTTCATTCTTTTTACCATCAAATCTTTGAACTATACAATCATACTTAGCAAAAGTATAAATATAATTTTCTTGATATGAAACCAACTCATTTATCTGAGGAGTGATATCAGAAATTATAGATGATTGTCTTGTTTTTACTATTTCTTCCAATTTATTTTTAACTTGTCTAATTGATCCGTTAGAAAATGAGCCATTATCGACTAAATCTAAAATAATTGGTGCATCATCTTTTTTAATATCGTCTAAAACCTGGTTTTGTAAAGATTGAAGGTTTGTTTCGTAACCAAAAGGTTTTCCATATATGTAAACTAACTCTTGGGCATTATTTGCATTTTCTTCGATAGTCCCTTCCTGGTAGTTACGTTTTAAATTAACCATTTCCATGATTCCAAAGTTGGAAACTTCGGTAATTGATTTTAATTTATTAACTACTGTCGTGAAATAATTTTTAGTTTTTTCTGAAAGTTCATTAATTAGGGAGGTATAATTTATATCACCCGTTTCGATTGTACCATCATCACTTGCATTTGAAGTTGTAATTGTACCTATTGTGCCTTGACCTTTTACCGGAAGTTGATTAGGAACTGAATTAGGTGTAACCGGTTTAAGTGGATTTGGAACTATTTTTCCAACAAGTTCCTTATCTCTTGCTGATGTGTCTTCAGTTGCAACAGATCTTTCATCATAAATTTCTGTATTAGCATAGAAATTAAAGGACAATGCATTTTGTAATTGTTCTACTGGTCCTGCTAGTCCATGACCACCAATAAAATCAAAACCTAAAGTTATTTTTGCCAACATAGGTTGAACCCCAATTCCTTCCGGATTGATGTCTAATAATAAAGGTTCATATTGAATTCCCAATCTATTTGGAATGATCTTAGTGTGGTAAAAATCACCAACTCTTAACACCAATACCGGAGGAGCCCCGAAAGACGTATTAAGAGCGTCATTGAATTTTGGTCTTCCATCTGGTCCAATAGTTGGTATGGTTTGTCCTGGTCTAACACATTGGTTCAAAAATGTTAATCTAGAATTTAAACCTTCTGGTGTTGTAGAATGGAACGTAGGTGAAAAATATTTAATTTTTTCTTTAAATGTATCATAGATCATTGGGTTAGTTTCTTTAATAACCTCGAAATAATCACACTCACTAAATAACCTTCTTAATATTTTTTTACTTATTCCATCTTTAATTTTTTGAGGAATATTCACTGGAGGTATTGGTTTTGGTGGCGGTGGAACAGGTGGAATAGTTTCATCAGGTGGGTTGGGGGTAATCGTTGGGATGGGTTCTCTACAAAGTTCTGGATACCACTGACAACACTCATCTGGATGTGCCCTTCTATAATCTTCACTTTTACATAATTGTTCTTTGGTAGGTACTATTTCAACATATGGTTCTGCAGTAATTTTAGAGATGTTTACCCTTCTACACGCCATTGCCGGAATACTATACCATTGTGCTGGTCCTGGGTTTTCGACATTCCCACTTGTTGGTGTTGCGGTTGGGGTTGTTGTGATATTATTAGTACAATTTACTTCAGTACCCAATTCTGCGGTAGAACTAGATGGATAAGAAATAACCTCACCTGCTGGAATTGTTTGAAAAGTGATTAATCCTTGGGTCACTAATGTTTCTATTGTCTTATCTCCTAGTGTTTGTTTTTTAAACCATTTTATTACACTGTCCAATCTTCTTTCAGATAAGTTAACATTATAATCTTGTTTTGCCGGGGCTGATGCCGAACCAGTCAATTCAATCGTGACTTTACGGTTTTGATCTACAACAACACTTTTTAGATCTTGCATGAATTTGGTTGATAAAAAAGTATAGTTATCAATTATTACTTTTGTAAAGAAATTAGGTATTGCCGATTTGTTTGGATACTTAGTCTGTCCTATATAAACATCAACAGGGGCTTTAGTACTATATGTGGTATTTTGTAAAGCAATATAATTATTATAATAAAATGAAAAATCCTGTTGAGAAGTTTTAACGTCTTTGATAGTATATCCTTCTGGAAAATCATTATCGAAGTAAAAAGATTTATTTATATATTCGTCTAAAGTTTTTACACCAGAAGATGTTATTACTGTAGTACCAACACCTCCATCACCCCCATTTTGATTACCTTGATTACCATCAGAACCACCTTGATTACCACCGTTGTTTACATTAGTTACATTTATTGTTGGGTCTGCTGGAATGTCTTGTAAGATTTGAGCAAGTTCTTCTTCAGATAATCTTGGTTCATTGACTAAATCTTGATATACTAATAATTCATTTTGTGGAATTTGATTGAATTTTTTTGCCAAATCATATATATCATATTTTACACATCCGGCAAAAAATGAATCAACAATCGAGTTTACATCTTGTGGACTCAATTTACTTAATTGTTTTTCCACAATTGTATTCATAGATGCTGGTGTATCAACGACTATTGTCCAACTTATAGATCCACTTCTTGAAGTATTTTGGTAAGTATAAATTGGTTCGGGTCTACCAATAAATTTTGTTGGGTTCCATTGTGCACTACTATCCTCACTGAAAGCAAGATTGTAGGGTGGAAACCACATAATTCTACCACCATTTGGTCCTTTTTCACAATCTGGTAGATCGTCATAGGTGTATCCAGGTTGATCAGATGTTCTCCAAGCCAGGTTTTCTAAAGAAAACATGTACTTCTTTACTTTACCATTAATAATATTTGTAGACCCCGGATTTCTCAAAGGAGCAATGTTCAAATTATAGGTCCTATCGAATACAGAATAATTAAATTTTCTACCGTGTTCTGTAATACCATCAGTTTTTTGTAAATCATTGTATGTGTAGTATGGTGTATCTTTTTGAAACAATCTACAATATTCCTTACCTACCTCAGTACCTTCAACACCAATTGTGTTTGATCCAGTTGAACTATCGTAATAAGCAATGACTTGGGATCCTTTCGTCATTTCCTTGTACCCGTCATTGAAAACTTTAGATACTTGACTAATTGCGTTACCGGCATGTTTTAATTTAGCAATTCCTTGTAAATTGTCTGCAGCCTCAATAATTCTCTGAGTGTCGTCAAGAATAGACCCTGGTTTGAAATCAATATTTGTAGATAAATTTGTATCATATTGACTTTCTATAATATTAAACTCTTCGTCTAATTTAATATTTTCCCCACCCTTACCAACTTTGAAACCTTTATTTGCTTGATATTTTGGGGATGTCCAAACAAACATACCCATTATTCCACCAAGATCAGTGTAAGATGGGGCTTGTAAACCAAAATTTATTTGACCTTGATTACCCTCATATAATATTCCAATTTCGGATGGTCCATAAACTAAAGTTTGAACTTGTTTTCCTGTAAAATCAACCGCCACTTGATTGGGTGGAGATGTAATTAATCCTGGTTCTATTTCACTACTACCAATATAATAACCACCATCCCCATTTGGTCCAGACCCCCACAAATTATTAAGTGCGGATGTAAAACCTACCAATATTCCTTTATCATATTTTGGTCGATAAAGATTGTATTCTAAACTTTGGAATAAAACAGATTGTTGACCGTTACCTGTGTTTGCAAGAAATATCTGTGAAGGATTTCTATACTTATTAAGTATTGGTCCAAGTGCTCCTCCCGTAAGGTTGTTTACAACATTCAATGCATTTCCTACTTGTCCGGGTTGATTGAATGCGTCTGGTTCTTGAAAGTAATCACCTGGAATCAAAGAAACCGGGAGGTAGGTTGTCGTCAATCTATTCGCAAAAGATAAAGCACCTAATATAGGATTTTCTGGAACTGTAATTTTCCAATTAGGAATAAATAAAGGTTGTTTACCAGTTGCAACCTGAGTTGCAGTAAAAGGATCTGACAACGCATCAAGGTTTACACTACCCTGAGTAAGTTGTATTATTTCAGATGCAACTCTCGCCTCAAATGCCGCTTTTAAACTTTCAGCACCAATAAGTGCCAATTGGGAGTCTTGTGACAACAATCCCAAATCCCCTTGTGGATTATTCGATATTAATATCTCATATGGGGTATAGGTTGAGGGAATATAATTAACCGGTGAACCTTGAAAATAATATGGGGAAAAAAATTGATATGGTAACGCTAGTTTTGTCGTTATTACTAAGTCACTATACCCACCCTCTGGTCCAAATATATTTTCTACATAAGCAGTATCAATAAAGTACTGATTTATTATGTCTAATTGTGTGTCGTTAGGATCATAAGGTCCTTGGTTTGATGGAACTGGTAAAGGATTACCGGGTACAGAATATTTTCCTTGAAATCCTCCTTCTGGTCCCCACTCGTTTAGTGGGTATAATTGATTTGCCAATTGATTGGTCGAAATTAATGTGTTTGGTGAATCAATCACACTGAAATTACTTAAAGGACTAACCTCATATAAAATATTTCCTAATGGGGGGCTAAAAGCCCCTTGAATTTGATAGGGTGCAAGATTTTGTGCAATTAAATTGTTTCTAAAAACTGAAGAATTATCAAAAGACAAAAAACTTTCTGGCATATTTCCTTTTTTAGATAAATATTAAAAAAACAATTTTATAGGTATTATTGACCATGAAAGAATTTATCCCGGTGTTCCATTATAATTACCACCCACTAATCCCATTTGTTTGAATAAAAGTTCTATATTTTTTTGTTTATCTGGTCCTGTGAACCAATTTGTGACTTCTGTTGCAACCAGTTGTTTTTGGTCCGCATTCAAAGTATTATCTCCTTTTACTTCTATTGTAAGAGGTTTAGTGAAAGTAATATCATTTTGATTTACGTTGTTAACATTAT